GAGACGCGTTCTTAAACATGGGTAGAGAAGATACGGCAACGTCAGGTTTAGTTGCTTTAAATGGTAACACTTTAGGGAATACAGTAGATGTTTCGTTTACGGTTTCTGTTCCAATTGAAGGACTGGTGGCATCTAATCTAGTTTCAACGACTGAGACTTTGTTTACTTCTGACTTAGTAACAGCAAACTTATCCTCATCAATTGCGACAACTTCAGGATCTTACCACGACATTATTTTTAATAACGCTGTTAAAAATGAGTTAGGGACTTATAACGCTGCAACTGGTGAATATACAGTTCCTAAAACAGGTGAGTTAAATATTAATATGCAGGTAACTTGGGGAGCCTCTACAGCAGGCGCAAGACAATTGTACTTAGTTAGAAACGGTACAAGAACTGAGGGTATAGGCACTACTCCAGCTCCAACAGCAGCTTTAGATTTTTCACAACAGGGCTCAGTTACAATCCAAGTTACTAAGGGCGAGTTAATAAAGTTTCAAGCAAGGCAAACAACAGGTGGTGCTTTAACTTTAGGGGGATTGTCAACAAATTGGAATTATATTAGTTTTGAAATGAAAAAAGATCTTTCAGTGTTCGGCATCTTTGGCGAAACTGCGAAAACAGAAGCTAAATCATCTACCTCCGTTGGTTGGCCTTTTACATCAAATACATATGGAGTTATTACCAGTATAGTCGTTCCTCCTGGGGAGCATGACTTAGAATTTAGTGTTATAGGTCAAACAACATCAGCCAATGGCGTGTATGATTTAAGAGCTGCGATTGATACTGTTGGAGGGACATCAACTCCACCTTTAAATTATTCAGACAATGCAATGTTCGATGTTTACACTAACGTCTCATTTGAAGTTAAGACTGTAACTTTAACAGGATATAAGGTGAGCCCGTCCGTTGAAACAACTTATTATTTAAAGGGTTTTGTTAACGGAACTATAGCTAATCAAAATTTAACTGCTTATAAATTTTCAGCAAGGAAGTGGAAGTAATGAAATACATAGTTTATAAATTCGGTTCTTATAGAGTAGAAAATACTAGCGGTTTTAAGCCAGATGGATATGTTGCAGCTTACACGGGCCAAGTCCCAGAATCGGATATGCCGTATACAACCATAACAGACGGTGCTCTAGATGAAATGGGTGTACCTACTAAAGTCTTCACAGTAGACACTGTGGCAAGAGATGCTGCGTTATCTATAGACACTAAGACCTCGGACCTTGAGGCTCTAAGGGCGGCAAGAGACGTTGATATTTATGCAGAGTTGAAGCTTGTGTTTCTAACCATGGATCCGAACTCCGCAAACGCTTATTATGAAACCTGGCAGGACATGGCTTTGAACCCTAGTGAATATATAGCCTTCAGTCTGGTTTGCCCTGAGTTATTATTAAGCGCTGATGCCACGACGTTGTTCGCGCTAGGTGCTGCTCTAGATACTAATTTGAAGATTCAACAATACGCTGGTCGTAAAATCGAGCAAGCTTTAACTTACGGTCGGTGGAGAATGGGACGATTAACACAGTATGCGGTTGCAAAAGCCGTTATTGAAAACGCTTAAGGAGTGGGAATGGGATTCGATGGATTTGAAGCATTTGTTAACTGGGGATTTATGGCTCTTATATCAGGAGTGATAATATATGGGGTTAACATTCTAACCAAAATGAATAATTCTATTCAAGAATTAAACGTAACAGTAGCACAAATGCTAATTAAGCATGAGTTTCAAGATAAAGAGATTGACGAAATGAAAAAAGACATTAACTTTATACTTAAACAAATACACACATAGGGGAACATTATGGCAGAAACACCAGTAGTACCAGTAGCAGATCCGAAACAAATTTTATTAGATGCAATCAAGGCAGAGGGGTTAGATATAGCAGAAGACGCTGTAATAAAACTTGTTAAAGCTATTATGCTTGCGCTACCTGCATTTTTCGTAGCAACACCTAATAAAACAGATGACGTAGCTATTCCAATACTTCCATTTCTTTTACCACCTTTGATTAAATTGATTGATCAAATTGACGGTAAGGATGACCAAGTACTGTAATGCATGATCAAATTAAAGCAACAGTTATAGACCTCGTGGTTAAACAGATCATGAGGTATGTAGTGGATAAGGCCTCCTATTTAACGTGGGGGCCTTTGAATGTGTTTACGAAGCTTATAGTTAAAAAAGTAGTTATTAAAGCCATTGAGTTTGGCGTTTTAGAGCTTGGCTCTTTATTAATAAAAATAGAAGTTAATAAAGAGGTAAAAGAGATTAGAGATCTCGTTAATCAATACAAAGATAAAACAGCCCAAGAAAAAAGGGAATTGGATGAGAAGCTTAAAAAAGCTTACGATAATATTATTAAGTTTTAGTGTCTTAGGTTGTGGAATAACTCCTCCTAACATTGAAGTATGCGGCAAGCTCGACCGTGGCGCTCACTGTAATCAAACTCTAGAGGAGCATCCCAGATCTATGAGCGACGCTCAGTGGAACGAGACGGGTAGAATCTCAATGAGCGTTGAGGCGTGGGGTGAGGTGGTTAAATACATCAAAGACTCATGTAAAAGATCAAAAAAATGTGATATCAAAGATGAGACTTTGGTTAAGGAGTACTTGTTCAATGAGGAGCTTAAATAATGGGTTTATGCAGAAAGGTTCGTAAAATTAAAAAGCAAGAAGAAAGCCAGCATGACAATCTTCCCAAGTGGTATAATAAAGCCATTCATGAATTAGATGTTGCCGAGATCGTTGGCAAAAAACACAACCCAAGAATTATAGAGTACCACCAGGAAACTACGTTAAAAGCTAAGACCGATGAAACATCGTGGTGCAGTTCATTTGTAAACTGGGTCTTTCAATCATCAGGCATTAAAGGCACGAGGTCTGCCACTGCAAGGAGCTGGCTTAACTGGGGTATTACTCTGGAGGAGCCTAAAAAAGGATGTGTAGTCATATTCTGGCGAGGATCTGTAAGTGGATGGAAAGGTCATGTAGCTTTTTATGTAAGAGAGAATGATAAGTACGTTTATGTTCTTGGTGGTAATCAGTCAAATCGAGTGAGTATAGCGAAGTACAAAAAAAGCAGAATACTTGGTTACAGATGGCCATCCATGAATACTATGAAATCCTCATAGTTATCAAACCATGCGGCAGTTCCACCGGCTTTATTAATCTTGTACATTATGTATCTTTGTAGTGGTCCTGGTCTTTTACCTGTGGCCTTAAGCTCTATATGAAATGACCTGCCGTTAATAATAAAATACAGATCTGGTACACCGCTTGTATACCTATCAGAGACTTTCCATAAGTAAATGTCTGTAAAGTTTTCTAAGTAATCCTTGCACTTTTTTGTAAGCTTAGCCTCTGTCAATTTAATCCCTTATAGAAATAAAGCGCATCTTCAATATCCTTGATAATGCCTACCATCTCGTTATCAACCATTTTGTTGTACATATCCACTGGTATAAACTCGTCTCTTACAAGTTCTATAAGCGTCTCTACACGGTCTGATGAGTTGGCCATAAACATTTGCAGCATCTTAAGGAGCGATAGGATATGCTCCACCTTTTTATCATGCTCCGCACTTGTCCCCTGAATTAAGCCCATGAAAAAAGCATATCTCATGGGCTATAAATATCTAGTCTAGTTTTATTTTCGTCTTCATTAACCGCTTAAGAGCCAGATGAACTAGGAATGACTTCGGCACCCCTAGACGTTTGGCCTCTTTATGAAGCTTCTCATACATCCTGGTTTCAAGATGTACGGAGTATGGTGTTTTATCAATACAGGTCGTCTGCATGGTTCTTTACCACTTTCTCTTCGGCTTGTTCCTCAGAATCAACCACGATGATATCACCTCTGTCTCTTGCCGCTTGTGACATTTCACACAAGTTAACGGCTGCAAGTTGCACCTCTTTTATAGTCTGCTCACCATAGGACATGGAATATACGTTAAACGTTCCCTTGTCATTAGTCTCTGATGCTGCTGATAGTTTGAAAGATGTGGCCCATGATGGCGATCCGAAACTTGCCATATCCTTCAGCATCTGGTTGAACTTCTTACCGTTTTTCGCGCCCATTCCCTTGAACTTCACTATAAATGGCGATGCGATATATTGCTTCCCGTCCGGTGTCATCACCTCTCGAGTCTCTAAGGGCATAAAGCATACGTAGTTGTAAGCTTTCTGGCGCCTGATTTTAACCCCGTTAACCTCATCCTCGTAAGGCAGAGACTGCATGTGCGGTTGCCATGGCTGTGTCGATATCCATTTATTCCCCGCAACCTCTGACAAGATCTCGGTCTTAAACATATCCACAACCACAAGCTCTAGATCTCCACCATCGGCATGACCCAGCACCTCACTTGTAATGGAGTTAACGAAATCCCCGTCCTTAATTTCATTACTACGGTCTTTCACCAACGTGCTACTTGATTGCATTAGCATTAAAGACGGTATCTGAATGTCTGATGAATCAATATCATCTGCCGCTCCCATTGATTTTGATTTCGTGTATACTTGTAAATTTGATCCGTTACTCACTGCGATTTCTTTACTCATTTTTTAATACTCCTGAAGTTGATTGTTCTATGTGTCCGTGGTTCTGATAACCCTGGTATTCCGTTTCTTAAAAAAGCAAGATCATTATGCTCCTTTGCAATTTCAAGTTCTTGCTCATATATCCCGCCAAGTTTCGTTGAGGCTACATTAACCGTATCCTCGAAAACTCCTTTGGATTTTAAAAACTCGAAAAAAGCATGACGATCCTCGATCTTCAAACCATGCTTTTCTGTGATGTAAACCATGTGAGTACTGCCGTCAAATCTCCTTAACTCATGAGCATCTAAATGCTCAACCGTCTCTGCCTTTAATATCTTTAATTCCTTATTTAACTCTGTTTTACTTGCCTCTAATGCATCTATTTCTATTCGTAGCTTCTCCATTCTACGAACTAGCTCCTGCAATGCTGAAACTTCCATACTACTCCTTTCGTTTATATATCTATTATATAAGAAGCTTCTTAATGTCCAGTATTGAGTTAGATATTTCTTGTTTGTGGCGCAGCGTATAGATAACCGTTTCATCTATAAGTCCATTGGTGACAAGGAAGTAGTGTGTGATCTTGTTATGGAAGTCTATGGATCCTGCCCTATAGTTTCTAGCTCTTGATTGCTCGAAATCTATAAGGGAATACCCAACGGAATAGTAGCAGGCGTATTTAGCAGATCTAAGATTGATACCCACCCCGCCGCTGCGAGGGTTAACGATAGCAACCCTACAGTTGTTAGATTGATCATTAAATGTGTCAACATTATCAAGCTTATTTTCACCGCTAATTCCTCCATGGATTTCTACATACTCAACACCCTTCTTCTCAAGCGCACGAGCTATGTCTTTATAGTTCTCTTTAAAAATACAAAATACAATAACCTTATGTGGGTTCGTTGACTCTACAATACTCATTAAACCATCGAGCTTCGGGTTTTTCTTGAGCTTCACTATCTCCCCTGACTCAAGCTTCATGTATCCTGATAATATCTCAGCCAAGCGTAGCGTGCGCGTAAGTGCGTTTTTAACCACCAACGGATCGTCTGCATAATCGTCCATCCATGTAATAAGATCGTTTTTAATTTCTTTATAGTGTTTTAACTGCTCAGATGTTGGCTCTACTTTAATCACAGTTTCCACAAGATCAGGGAGCTCTAGGCAATCCTCTTTTTTAATTCTAGCAGATGTTCTTGCAAGCTTTTGTTTAAGCTCATCGCGCATGGTTTCATTAAACTTCCAGTTCGGAAAGGCCTCAGCCGATGACCACCCCTGATTCGCGTTTACAAAGTACCGATTTTTGAAGCTGTAGTACCGCTCACCGAACGTTTTGCCGTTATCCATAACCATGTATTGAGACCATAGATCAAGGGCATCCTTCGATATCGGAGTCCCTGTGAGTAGGTACTTGTACCAAGCGTTCCGCGCAATGCCCTTGCATGATGTGAACATCTTGGATTTCGGTGATTTAATCAAATGGCTTTCATCGCAGATAACAAACTGAGGAGCGAAGGCTGTGAGCTCGTTTAAGATCTCCATTGTCCGCGTAGCCTCATAGTTTATAATCAAAATCTTATGGTTATCATCTTTAATAATCTTCAAACGCTTGGCCTTCGTCCCCATAACCACACCGATGTTCCTAGGATCAACCTTGGTGTTTAGAGAAAACTCATACTTCCAATTTCTTAAAGTAATAGCCGGGCTGAATATTACACACTTCAATAACATCTGATGCATGTTGCATTTTTGTCTATAAAGGTTTAACGCCACTAGAGTTTTACCCGTGCCTGCATCTAAAAAAAGAGCCGCGAAGTCATCGTTTTTAAAACGATCTATAAGGTCCTGTTGGTGTTTATAAGGTTTCAGCATCATCGTATAACTCGTCGTCAACCATACCCCATTCATCACAGGTCTCTGGTTCATCGTTGGAAAAACCCACACTGTGAGAACTGCATTTTGGGCATTGGTCTATGGGACCCTTGATCCAAAATTCCCCACAGTCCATGCAGTCATAAACTACGTTCGCCATACTAGCCTCCTCGTATACAGCTCAACCATCTCGGGCATACCTCTCCAGCCCGACCAGTAGTGAGCGATTAGTGTATTTAATTTACGCTTATCAAGTAACCACCAAGAAAGTAAAGATACGGGCGTAGGCGCGTGGTCGATCTGTACAAAATGTTTTATAGCGAAATTAATCTGGTCCTCGTCCTTATCAAATAAATTAAAGATAATCGTATTGAGTAGCATATGGATATCAAGGATGCATAATAAAGGGATTAAAAAGAGTTTAAACCTTGTAAGCCCTCGCAACTCCATTGCGAGAATATCTGGTCCTGTAATGTCCGGCATTTTCCACTTCGCCGTTCTCGGGTCAACACCGTTATGTATAGTGTTCCACGAAAATAAAAATAATCTTTTCGCATGGTTCTTCGCAGCTCTTCGCGCGGCAGGAATATCCCCGTGGCCAATAATCCCTGCAAGCACGCCCGTGTATTGATCTCGACTCATGCATTGAGGTACGGCACCGAAGCCGTTATTGGTATAATCAGAGTTCGGATGTCTGACGTACGAGCCCGGGGCTATCTCGAAATAAGTAATAATCGGCTGCGGTTTCTCTCGATAATGTAGATAGATGGCGTGACCAGTCCAGCAAGCAGAATCACCAAACTCGGTTGTTCCGTTTGGTTGATGTTGTCCTATAGCTCCATACATATCCCTGTAAATCATCAGCAATGGTCCTTATCATGCGGATTCAAAAGATGCGTACAAAACCATTTAGCAATCGGTGCTTTCCAGCTATCTTCTTTCTTAATTCTCTTTAATCTAGCCGTGAATAACCACTCTTGCGGTAGCTCTATAAACATGACTGAGCCTACAAATATATTAAACAGTACATCATATATCACACCAAGTATCACTACAGGGTATATCATTATGGCCATCACGCTTGGCAATCTGCCTTCATCTCTTTTTTGACGTAGTCGCATGATATATACGTATGAAATATACGTCATAACAAATAATACAATCATGTACTCTAAGTAGTTGGTTGCGAATGCTTTCATTTCTTACTCTCTTCCACGTCCATACATACCCATTTCATTGAATCACAAAACAGGTGTGGTTTATTAATAGCTAACCAAAATAGTTCAAACCTTGCAACCCTATTGGTTATATCTTTACCCCTATATGTCTTGGTATCAAACAATGTGTGAAAAAAAACCAGCGTCCCCACGAGCGCTGGCAATATAAAAAATCCTATTAAAAATGTTTTCATTTATCACCCCAGTGTTTACCGTACTCCATGGCATGTCCTGTTTTAACCATTAGATCGTTGATGTTTTTACCATCTTTATATATCTCAGCTATCCATCTACCAAACTTACCTTTTTTAAGAACATGTACTGTGATGTCATCAGAATCAACAAGTAGCCCAGCCAAGTAGTCTCTTGAAATATAACCTGCTGCCTTTTCTTCTTTATTTCTAGTTCTTATCTCAGGTGTGTTTATTCGAGCAAGTCTTAGGTCTGTTTTAATAAACATGTTAAACCCTAGATCTATGAGTACTTTTTTTAAAGTGTCCCCGTCATAAACTTGCGCTTTATTTATCTGTACTTGGTATGTGTATAACTGCTTTGGTTTTATTTTCATTTATCCCCCTTGTTGTTAAATCCCCTCCCCACTTCTCAGTCAAAAACGGCAAGTTCCTTTTTGAGTTAGCTGCGTGGTTAGGGGTAATCATTTCTTATTAATAGCATCTTTGCATTTTTCAATTAAGTTTCCTCTATGTGTCCAGTTTATAGGTGCTGGAATATCTGAGTCATTGCCTTTCATAATTTCCATTATATCCTCAATTTCTTCTTTTAAATAAGTCAGCAATTCACTTTGTTTTTCAAGGGCATCTTCAAAGCCAGCTTGATACCCAGAACATGTTTGCTTGCAAGGGTGATATAGTTTATTCATGTTTCCTCACGCTTATTGTTAAATTCACCCATGGTTTTGAAACTCATCAAAAGTAAATCCTAATTCTTTTAATTTTCTTTCAATGACTTTTTTAATTGGCGTTTCCATGCATCCTATAGTTCTATTTCCATTTTTCCATATCCCAAAATCATGTACAGCCTCAATATATCCTTTTAAATAACAGTGCATTTCTGGTGTCATTTCTTTTTTATCCATGTAAATTACTCCTTTCTTTGACCGGAATTGTTAATTAATTGATAGTCATTAGTTTCCAGATTAATTCATACTCATGCGTGTATTTTTTACCGCAATTTGTGCAATACATTCTTATGTATGCTTTTGGAAAATCAACCCACGAATGACACTGGCTAGTGTTTTCTTTTTTACATCTAGGGCACTCATGGTGATTTACGTCTTTATTTTCCATGTAAATTATTCCTTATTTTTTGCGTTCGCTGTTAAACTTCAGAGTCTGGCTCTAAATCCATTTCCACTGCGCTTAAAATTTCATACACATGACTTTGCAAGTCCTCAAAATATTCAAACTTCTCACCCATCTTAAAATCAATAACAGTGTCTTTATCAACTAAATGACTGTGCTCACAATTTTTCATTGAAGCATATAATAGATCGTATATATCAACTTCTATCTGTATTCTTTTCACTTCAACCTCCGTTTTTGTTAAGTTCACTCTATGCCTTCGGCTGCTATACTTCTGGCAATATACGTCTTAATAATTACGACTAATTTTGATGATCCTTGGACTTTTGAATACATAACCAACAAGTCGCATAATTCAAGAGTGCTTAATTTCTTAAATTTCTCATGTAATTCTTCAACATTTTCCATGTAATTTATTCCTTTTGTCGACGGTTTTTGTTAAAGACCTTTGTCTTTTAATGTAAGTTTTCTCATATCTTCTAAGTGATATTTAGTAGCGCTTAATTCAGCATCAACCGCAGACTTTGGAATATACCCACCCATTTGTAACGACTCGGCCATTGCGTTTATTATGCCTAGATTATCAGATCGAATATCTGTCGATGGGCTTTCCGTGCCTGGCTCTGACTTGTGCGCAGTTATTTCAAAGGTGTATGAAATATTTTTATCATCATCAATTAGATAAAATGATTCGCATCTTTTTTCTATTCGTTTTTCCCAATATCCCTTAATCATCTCGTTCCTCTAATGTTAAGACTCGGCTATAAACCAAGTTGTTTTTTCCAATCTTTGCAATTTACAGCGTCAAATTCTTTATCATAACAGCAATTCATTTCTATGCATAATTTCTCTTTTTTCAATTTGTAATTTTTATAACCCTCTGTAAAATCTAAAAAAGCCCATGCAGTTATCATCCAAATAAATATAATTCCTAAAACACTCATCCAAACCCTATGTTAAAATGTGGTTACTCAGCATATAATAGATTCACGAGGCGTAAGAAAATCACTTGGTTCATGCCCAGTTGTTGTTATCGTCATATCATAGTCTGGCGTCTGTTTATCAAAAACCAACTTCAAGTGATCTTTTATAATTTCTTTTTGCATAAGATCTATTGTTTTATTTTCTGTATTTAATTCAAAAAAACCTTGTAACCAGTAGCAAAAATCTCTCTCATTCATATCAATTCCTTTGTTAATTAGTCGTCACTCTCTATGTATTCTTTTTCTGCTTTGAATACTTCTCTTGCTATTTTGATAGCTTCACCCCAAGACAAATTTCTAAAACAAATTAACATTCTGGCATACTCCGCTATTTCTTTTTTATCCATACAAATATCCTTCATCTTTCTAAGCTCTATATTTTTCAATCTTAAATTATTGTTAGCTTCTTTTAATGCAGCTACTTGTTGTTTTCTTGTACTCACTTAAAAATCCTCTAATGTTAAAAAGTTGAACTACTCCACGTAAATTCGTTTAAAAGTGGGCTTGACCTGAAAGGTTGTTTTCTCCTAAATCGAGTCGGGCATTTCCTCCCTCTCCTGCCAGGCCACGCCCTAAATTGTTAACTTCCATGCTACATCTCACGTAAATCATTTATACAATATTTAATATTTCCACTAATTTGATAACACTCATGCAATGCCTTTTCACACTTCATAACCGTTAGCCCCTCAGTAGAGCCAGGCACCTCAAACTTTTCGTGCATTGCGGGGTTACTGCAAACAATCGCTATTAAAAACGTTATATATGTCATTCTGGGTCCTTTATCATTCGTCTCGGTTCTAAACCATAGTTCGCACTATTGCGAAGCGTAGCCTCCAAGTACTGATTCTTTTTGTCAATCTCTCTAAACCTAGCCTTCAGGTGCACATACTCACGCTCAAGCGCTTCATACGCTGCCTTCATCTCCTCTAAACTCTTGCTCATCGCTTTAACCCCTTTATAAATCGACGCTTCCCATGGGCTTTCAGCACCCTCTCAACCACGTCACCCTCTGTTGCTGCATAGAGTAGATCACTTACATGCCCCACTGTTTCACGCTCAGCCTTTATGGTAGAGCTACCCTTGCGCTTAACTATCTCCCTGCATATATCCGTTATAGTTTTCATCGCTCGTTCATCTTCTTGGTTATTTTCTCTTTATAATCCTTAACCATTAGGTTGATTATTCGATTAATCTCAAACCCATAGATGGGGGCAAGGAGCTTAACCATCTTCACGCTAACCGGGGCCTTACCAAGTTCAATGTGTGACAGATAATGCGGACGCCTCATCTTCAATATTAAACCCACAGCCTCTTGGGTTAGTCCTTTTTTTAGTCGCGCCTTTCTCAGCGCCGTCGCTGCATACATCATTTTAATTCATCCTTATATAGCTTACTCTTATAAAGCCGCTTTCCATCTATATACCCTAGAGCCGTTTGAACACCCATGAGCACACCCATGGTTTCTCGGCCCTCTTCCTCTTTAAAAAAATCTATAAACCGCTGCCCCGTGATGTCGTTTCTCACACACCACATCAGCACACGATCTCCGCGCTTAAACTCACGAACCTGAGCCATTAGCATTAACACCCTAGGCGCTGTAGCCACGTGATCATGGTGCAGAGCCTGAGCTAACCGCTTCAACTGCCATCGCTGTAACGACTCACTCAACAAGCGTCACCTCCGAATACATATCGATGATAGCCTGATGATCACCCATATGTGCATGTGCTACAGACTTACGCGCCAATGCCTTGAAACCCCTGATTATCTCTCCTCTGGTTTCAACCACTTTCGCATACTCCTCTACCACTAGTTCTAGTTTCTTAGTCTGCTCTATATATAGTGCAAACTTCTCCCTTAACGCATCTACTTCTATTTCTAAATCTGTCATGAGTTAATATATATGTAAACTAATTCACTGTGTAAATATATTTATTTTTTATGGCAAGGCGTGTAATCATTACACTATGCTTAGAGTCATGGGCTAGAGTCTTTTATTCACCATAAAACAGCAGAGGGGATTTAATGAATTTGTTCGAGTTCCAACAACTACATGATATTAAAGAGCACATACAATTTGATGGTCAAGTGCATAGGTATAAAAAACACTCCCAAAAACAAAAAAACTCATGGTATATCGGGTTTTCACACTACGATAACGGCAAGGAGTTTCAGTATCTGCTGGCCGGAGACTGGTCTACAGGGGAGAGAAACACCTGGAAGTCATACGAGCATACAGAGTACGATGATACCTTCAGGGCCAAGGTGCAGGAGTCTAAAGAGGCTGCCGAGAAAGAAAAAGCCGTCTTAAATAAAGAGGCTGCAAAAAAAGCTGCATGGTTCTGGACTGAAGCTGGAGAGCTCAACCCCCTAGAGAATCCCTATATGCAGGCCAAGGGGCTGAGCAAGTCGTATGGACTGAAGTACTTTAAGGGAACGCACGGCAATAGCATAGTCATACCACGTTATAATATATCGGGCGAGATCACCTCAGTTCAACGCATTTTCGACGACGGCTCTAAGCGATTTCTAAAAGACGGGGAGATCAAAGGGACTTTCTTCACCATAAACCCTAGAGCTGTGGAGGATGTGGAGTCTATATATATATGTGAAGGGTTCGCCACAGGAGCTACGTGCTCCGAGGTCCTAGAGGGGCCAGTGGTTGTGGCGTTCGATGCCGGAAACCTTGAGGCCGTTTATCTAGTGGTTAAGGAGCGGTTCCCGAAAGCCGATATCATGGTTTTAGCTGATAATGATCAGTTTAATAAATACAATGCAGGGCTTGATAAGGCCTACAAACTATTCGTAGCCCATGGCGTTCCGTATTTCTACCCAGAGTTTGACTCAAATGATGGATACCCAACGGACTTTAACGATCTATATATGAACTATGGGATGGACGAGGTTAAGAGACAGTTATACATGAAGCCAAAGAAAGCCTCTAAGTCTTATCTTGATTTTAAACTCTGGACCGACGCCCATTATAAAACCATGCGCAGATGCCCGATGTCAGACACCGCGTATTATAAAGATCGGTTCAAGCAATGGATACCAATTGAAAACTCTATAAATATTATGAAATCTCTTGCCCCAGAGTCGTTGCTTGATCCAACGAAAGTAGAGCCTCACCTTTCCAGATATATAGACAGTATGGAGAAACGGTTCCTGTTTGATGCCCCTGAGTATCAGAACGAAGATCCTATTGGGCAGATGTTTAAACGACTATATATATCTAATATTAACCACGATTATGCCGAGGAGCTATTCAAAGAATGGGCTGGAAAAGTATTCTCTAAGGCTAGGGATTCTAGAAACCAAAATACTGTGACGATATTACAAGGAAACCAAGGGATCGGGAAGGATTCTTTTTTACAACACATGTTCTCGTCTCTAAGTCTATATTTCTCTGATATCCCAGTTAGTGAGAAACTAAAAGAAATTGCTGGCGATATTGCCGGGCTACTAATAGGAAACATCCCGGAGTTTGATGAGACTCATAAGACTTCAATCTCAACAATTAAGACTCTTATTACTACGCCAAGGTTAAACTATCGAACGCCATACGCTAAGAAAGCCACGTTTATGGATATGCGCACTTCATTTGTCTCATCATGCAACCTTGAGGATATTCTTAGAGACTCCACAGGGAATAGACGGTTTACAATCTTCGAGGTTGAAAAAATAATATGGACATATAAGCAAGTTAACCCGGACCAAATTCTAGCTCAAATGATCGAACTAGACCGGGTTAAATATAAAGCATCTAAAGAGGCTCATAAAGCCATGGACGAATATCTTAACGAAAAAACGCCGGACGATACAAATGACTTAATTATTGAAGAACTTGCCGATAGACTTAAAGCTCTCTATGGAATTAGTACAGATCCTGAAATAATGACTTGGCCGTATGTGTCATCTTTAGCTGAGGCTGTTTCTAAGAAATATAGGGTTGGAATTAAAAGGATCCAAGGACTAATGCGTAAGCACTTTCAGAAGGTTCAAAAAGTTGAAGGAAAAGCATGTAGGCTATACTTGCCGAAGGCTTTTCAAAATATTGAAAGAACGCCAGGGGTGTTAAATATGGCAGATCATCTAGAAAAAGACTAATTCAGGTTACTGTTAGCAGTAACCGTACCGATAACATTAAGGGGTTTGCGGTAATATCGTTGAGCCCCTTTTTTTTCGTTTTTTTTGCGTTTCCGCAATTGCGGTAATATTGTTTTTTGCGGTAATAAAATTTATCCAATAATTCTATTGGCTTATCTGTCTTATTACCGGTTACCTCTATTTCTCTATTAAAAGAAAAGAAAATATAATAAGGGGGTGTGTATAAGGAATAAGCACATATAGGGGGATATAGGGGGATATGGGGGAAGGGTATAGGGAGTACGTTTTTTACGGTAACAGGTAGCCTTGGTTTTTTTGTATATTTGTATTTACATTTTTACATACCTTGGTTAGATTTTCTTTATGGCTAAGAAGATTAATACCAAGGCAGATAGGTATGATATATTTTGCACTGAATATCTAAAAGACTTTAACGCATCAAGGGCCGCAGGAGTTGCAGGAAGCGAAGCTAAGCAACTCGGAGTGGCCGGACATGAACTACTAAATAATCCTAAAGTTAAGACGCGCCTAGCCAAACTTATTAAAGATAGAAACGATTCTGTAAAAGTTGACATGTTTTATGTGGTTGAAAAACTTAAGCAGGTCATGGAGGCAGATTTTACTGAGTGGTCTGATCTTGGTAAGGACGGGATGGACATATCAAAATTATCTGATATGCCTAAACACATAAGACAAATGGTTTCTACTATGAAGAGGACTGACACAACTTCACGCGACGGTGTAACAACGTCTAGATTTGAATTTAAGCTTATGGATAAAACTAAGTGCCTTGAAATGTTAGGTAAGCATGTTGGTGCTTTTACAGATAAGTTTCATATTGATGTTGATGTGAAGGTAAAAACTTTTACCGACATGGTTTTAGAGGCTAAGCAAAAACGTCTAATAGATGTTACGCCTGATGAAGATGAGGAATAAAAAAGGGGCCGAAGCCCCATACCAGTGATATGTAACTAACTCCGGTTAATCTGTAAAAACACTTGTTACTTGCTTGGAATTACAATCCACATCTATATCATAGTAGTAACACCAACCGGCTGTATTCTTATTGAACTGAGAGAACTTATAATTCTCGCTACAGTAATCTCCTGAAGTGTAAATGCTTGGGGTTACTGAGTTGAAAATATCAGCCAGTCCTTGAGTTGATATATTATCGCCAACACTTACCTCAGATAGTCCTGTAGGTGTTGATGCGCATTTGAATTCCTCATCAGTATCGTTAGCGCACCCGATGGCGTTTAATAAGAACATTATTAGGAGCAATAGAATTAGTTTTTTCATACTACCTCCTCTTTTTTTAGATTAGTTGTTAATGTCTTCATTATCTCATGGACTTCTTCTCTTGCCTTATGTAAGTCATCGACCCTTATAATATTTGTTGACGTAGGGTTTTTTATTTCTTTTATTATCTGTGAGTATATCTGTGATTCTAGTTCTATTAATTTATCTAATTTCATATAAATCCTTTGTTAGTTACATAATTTTTATCGGTATTTTAAGTTAAAAACTTTAGCTTTTATTTATGTAATTGCAAAGTATATACAAACTGTCTTAATGTAATACAATTATGAGCGACGTAACCTTAATAGATGAATATAGAATAAAGCCTGATGAATTTTTTGAGGATGTTCTTGGAATTGACACTCTAGAGTGTTATCAGTCTGACGTCTTAAGGCGTGTAGCTAAGTATAATCGCGTATTGATACGTTCATCTCATAGTACTGGTAAAACATATATGATGGCTCGTATTGCTCTATGGTTTTACTCATGCTTTGAGAACTCTCTAGTAATAACTACAGCGCCAACACATAAGCAAGTTGAGAAACTACTTTGGGGTGAGCTTAGGGATGCTTATAAAAACTCAAAGATGCCTCTTGGTGGGGTGCTATTAAACACTCAACTTAAAAAGTCTGACAAGTGGTATTGCTTAGGGTTGTCTCCTCAAAAAACTGCTGGCTCATCAGATGAGCAACAGGGCTCAAGCTTTCAGGGATATCATTCAGATCATGTATTAATTATTTTCGATGAGGCGACGGGCGTACCTCCTGATATTTGGAAAATGGCTGAGGGGTTAATGACCTCCGGTAAAATTGTTAAGTTCGTAGCTATCGCCAACCCAACTACTCGCGCGTGTGAGTTTTATGAGAAGTCAAAGTTAGCATCATGGCATAGTATACATTTAAGTTGTTTTAACTCTCCGAACTTAAGGGCTAATGGTTTTTTTAATAAAGAAGATATTCAGGATGAGATCGACCGCTTAATGATGATGCCAGAAGATGAGCGGCTTATGGAGATATCGAGTTATGCACAGCCTACTCCACATCTTGCATCTGCTCAATGGGCTATTGAATTTTGCATGGAGTGGGGTTTAGACCATCCTCTAGTAGTATCTAAAGTATTCGGCGAGTTCCCAGATGACGATGATTCTGTATTAATACCGATGAATTTAGTAACTGCGGCGTTTGAAAGAGACACTGAGCTTGAGGAAACAAGCTTAAGATGCATAGGCGTCGATGTGGCTCGCTACGGTTCCGATAAGAGCGTTTTATGTGAGATGGTTGGCACTAAGCATACCGATCTATTAGCAGTCGCAAAGCGCAGTACCACGGTGGTTACAGGGCATGTGATAAATATGATAAACAACGATCACGTAGCTAGAGACACAGTTGTATTAGTTGATGCAACAGGTATAGGTGCGGGTGTGTTTGATAACCTTATTGAAAAGCAGCAAGAAGGAATAATTTCTAAAAAAGTAGATATTAGAGAAATACATTTCGGAGCATCACCCGTAAACGAGGATGAAAAAGATCAAGAGATAATTGACCAAGATAAATCGCGTTATGCCAACCTTAAGGCTAGGATGTTTCAACTATTGTCTAACGATATGCGTTATTGCATAGATTTAATAAATGACTCAAACTTCATGAAAGAGCTTCCAACGATAAAGTCGTTCCCTGATTCAAAAGGTCGGTTACGAATAGAGTCTAAAGAGGATTATAAAAAGAGGACTGGCCGACCATCACCGGATTATTCGGATGCGTTAGCTTTGTGTAATTTAGGTCGTTATGTTAATATTACATACGGTAGTTTTAATAAAAATATATCATCTGAGCCCATAGTTAAGCAGAAAAAAAGAAGAGAGAGACGATCAGGGGTGAAGGTGAGTGAATATTAGGGGATTTTCGCTTTGGCTACAGAAGAGAATGTAAAAGCAACACGTCACGACTCACCGATAGGCTCATCAGGCACCGACGTAGTGGGTCGTATTCATAACTCTGATGACCATATAGAATTATTAACAGGTAACGAAGCTTCTAGTTTCTATGATAAGATGCGCCGCTCTGATTCTCAGATTCGTAAGGTAATATCTGCGGTCAACTATCCTATTAAGGCCGCCGAGTGGGGAATAGAAGCTGCGACTGATGATACGAAAGACATTGAGGTTGCGGCGTTAATAGATCAGATTTTATTTAAGGATATTTCATGGTCTAAGTTTTTGCATGAGTCGTTAACTTTTTTCTATCATGGATTTGCATTATTTGAAATAGTACATCAGAATAAAACAAACAAGGAGCTTGGCCCCTATACGGGATTAGGTCAGTTAGGTTTTCGTAAACAGAATACTATAACAGAATGGCATCATGACAAAGTTACGGGGCAGCTTCTACACGTAAAGCAAGAGGCTACTGGAGACATTCAGGTAAGCGCTGATATTCCTGCTGAATTTTTATTACAATTTTATAATGAGCAAGAGGGGGACAATATTGGTTTTCCTTTAGGCCGTATTTTGTATGGCCCTTACACACGTAAATTACTTGCTACTGAGCTACAGTACATCGGTACTGAGCGTTTCGCTATTCCAACACCAATATTAACAGTGCCCAAGCGCGTGTCTAAGAACGACGCCGAATACGCTGAGGCTGTTGAGGTTATGAAGGGTTTCACTAGTGCTGAGGATAGCTATATAATCAAGCCTGAGGGTTGGGAGCTAGAGCTACATAATAATAGTTTCGATCCTGAAAAACTCAACGCTTTGATTAAGTCTGAGAATGAAAATATGTCAGGCGCTATATTGGCAACATTTTTAGAGTTAGGCATTGGTGGGAATAGCGGAGCGTTTGCATTAGGTAATGATCTATCTGATTTTTTCCTAAACGGATTAGAGTCTATTGCGAATACTATACAGGACACTATTAATACGTGTTTAATACCTCAGTTAGTCGCATTAAATTATGGCGATACTATTGATACACTTCCACAACTTACATATTCTGGTGTTAGTGATAAGGCCGGAAAAGAAATCATGGAGATCATAACAGGGTATAGTGCCGCTGGGGTAATTGCTGTTGATGAGCCATTAGAGGATCATGTTCGTAAAATTCATAAGCTGCCTAAGAAAGCCGAGGGCGCTATGATTGACAATGGGGAGTCAGATGGAACAGGAGGAGATGGAATTAATGATGATTCTAGTGGTGATGACGATGATAGTGATATGGGCGATGACGATAACAGTACATCGCTGAAGCTAGCCGATATTGTAGGCCATACTCACAAGGGAACGGGCCCTTCTATTAAGCGAGGGGCTAAGCATTATCATGAGCTTTTAGATTCAAGTGGTGAGGTTATAGGTCGCACTAAAACAGAGGCAGATAGTTCTGGTCACATACATATTATAGACGGTGATACGAACACGAGTAAGCCTGTAGTGTCTAAAGAGCGTAAGGAGTTATCAGATAATCCTAAGACGTTGATTGAATCGTTAGAGCCTGAAGTGGTTGGAATTATAAGACGTAATTTAACAAATATTTCTGATAAATACATTAATGACATAATGAAAAACTACGAGCGTCTTTCAGATGGTCAGAAGTTAAACGCTACGAAGAATGTTAAGGTGGGCGGTGTTAATGCTTTTAAAAAAGAGCTCAAGGCATCGTTAACCGGAGCTGCTAAGAAGTCGTTGAGGCAAGCCAAGAGTGAAATACCTTCAAAGGCTGACGTGAAGCTTGGTTATGACATGGATATGTTAAAAACTAAGTTTGATAATGCTGATACTTTTAAGTTCACTGATTTTTCTGAGCTTCCAAGGCATATACAGATATTAATTACTAATCAGGCTGAGTTAATTTCAGATAAAGAGGCCGGGTCTATAGCTGACACGGTTGCTTTTCAATTTAATTCCTCTGAGTCATCGACTGAAGATATTGAGGTGTTAAGAAATGATCTGTTAGACGCTGCAGACGATGCCATTAACAGCGGGTCTAAGGATGTGGTTGCTGGAACGGTTACGACGACTATAGTTAATGAGGCTCGTAATGAGTTTCTATTATCTGACGATGTTATAGACGCCGTGGCTTCATATACTTTTGTTAACAGTGATCCAAAGGCTGATATTTGTAAGAAGCTAGCTGGTACTAGTTACGATGTTAAGGATCGTGACATTATACGGTTTCAACCTCCTTTACATCAGAACTGCAAGTCATATTTACGAGCTAACTTAAAAACAAGCCGTGACTTGCCTGACGTTACAGGATTACCAGCGATTACAGACACTGACAAGAAGTCTATAACTCTAAAGGAGACGAAATGAGTTTATTAAAATCCTTATTAATGGATAAGAAATTTGTAGAGATGGAAGAAGAGGTCGATCAAATTATTGCCGACAATGATGTAGAGCCAGGATCTATGGGTCAGCGTATTGAATTTGATGGTACTGTATTTTCTGATAAAGATCAGGTTGACGACTTCTTAAGAGCTCATGTCTATACGGATGCGGTAATAGATGAGACTAAAAATGGTTATGCAGTTATTTTATTTGATGAGATTGGTTTTATTGAAAGCACCATGCGTAAGATTAAGATTAGAGATGGCGTTACGATTTATGTTGGATTGCTTAGGCCTATGAGTCCTGACAACCCACTTTTATTCAACGTAAAGGACGGCGATAGTCTAAAGCTAAGCGCTGAATTACCTTACGTCATAGAGCTTGCTACGGTTGTTGATGGTTTCCATGCAGCCTATGGTGAGGTTAAGATCACGCAAAAGAATTTATTAAGTTTTAAAGAAAATTTCGAGAATAAAGTAGTAGGAGTCGATCTATCAATAGACTTTGATCATGAAACGAGAGAAGCGGCGGGTTGGATCAAAGAAGTCTTTTTGAGTGACGACGGCAATACTTTATTCGGGGTTATTAAATGGACACCTAAAGGAGCTGTTAGTTTAACAGACCGAGAGTTTAGGTATTTGAGCCCGGAATTTCATCCTAATTGGATCCACCCACATTCGGGCGTAGCCCATGGGCCGACTCTATTAGGCGCAGCATTAGTCAATCGACCATTCTTAAAAATGGACGCGATTGTTGGTTTAAACGAAAGCAAAAATAAAGGAGTTCCTAAAATGGAAAAAACTATTGCTTTAGCCGACCACAACCAACAGATTGTTGATATGCAAAAAAATATCGACGGTTTGAAGTTGAGTGAAGGCACAGCTGTTACTACTGCAAAGAACTTGCAGTCTAAAGTTGAAACTCTGTCTAAAGAAAATACAGAGTTAAAACTATCAGCTGAGAAAAAAGAAAAAGAAGCGAAGCACAGTGTGCTTTTTAGCGAAGGTAAGATCAACAAAGCTCAACTTGACGCTTTGAACGAAGGTAAAGACCTTCTAGATGTATTATCTTTAAATGATAAATTAAACACAACGCCTAAAGGTTCTAAAGAAGCTGACAACAAGATTGTTATTAAGCTTACTGATGCTGAAAAAGCAATGGCTAAGAAAATGGAGCTTACAGAAGAAGAGTTCTATCAGGCAAACGAGGGGGCTGAATAATGGCTTTATCAAACAGTGTAAATGTAGACGAAAAAGACGGTGTTGTTCACAGTGCTCCAGTTATCGCTTCTGATATTATATATCGTGGCGCGATTGTTATGTACTCTACAACAGGATACCTTGCTCCAGCGGCTACGGGCGCGGGTAATATTTTTGCAGGTATTTCTGAAGAAGAGATCGACAATTCTGCTGGTGCAGCTGGCGATCTTAACTGTAGATACAAGAAAGAGGGATGCTATTTATTAACAGGTGCGGGTCTTGCTCAAACTGACATAGGCGAATTTGTTTATGCATCAGCTGATGACACTATCACTAAAACCTCTACTAACAACCCTATGGTTGGTCAAATCGTTGAATACGTTTCGGCTACTCAAGTATGGGTTAAACTAGAGCGCAATCCTGTTGCGGCAGCTTAATTAAGGAGGATTTAAAATGGGTATCGTAAGTAATAAATTACTTTTAGAGAAAGGGTTACGCGCTGATTTCATGAAGAAATTCAATAACGGCGAAAATCCTCAAGAGATCATGGGTATGATCATGGAAACAGACTCTAGTGCTGATTCTGAGAAATACGGATGGTTAGGTAATTCTCCTCAAATGACCGAGTGGTTGGACGAGAGAAAATTAAAAGGTCTTAAAGACTTTGATTATAGTATCGCAAATAAAGATTACGAAGCTACACTTAAGGTTAATAAGAATGCAATGGATGACGATCAATTAGGGGCTGTTAAAGTTCGTATTTCTGATCTTGCTTCTGTTGCTAGAAATCATCCTAGAAAGTTATTCTTTGACCAGTTAAAAGCTGGTGAAGTTGATCTTGGATATGATGGTCTTCCTTTTTTCTCTTTAGCACATGATGAGTCGGGAGTTAACCAACTTAATCTTGCTACAGCTACTATTGCTGGGACTAGCCAAACAGTTGCTGAGTTTAAAGCTGAGTTTCAAACTGCGAGACAAGGTCTTAGAGTTTTAACTGACGATCAAGGCGAGCCAAGAAACGAAGGAAACATGGACTTAATCGTTGTATGTTCTCCTGACCTTCAAAACGTTGTTGACGAGGTTTTAGGCGCGGATTTAATTAACAGTACTACCAACACTCTAAAAGGTGCTGCTAAGTCTGTTATTTCTTCTCGTTTAACTGGTAACGACTGGTACTTGCTTAATGCTTCTGGCGAATTAAAGCCTTTAGTATTACAAAAGCGTAAAGCGATTACATTTGAGTCTTTGGACAAAGGTGATAGAGCTTTCATGCGTAAAGAATTACTATTCGGTGTTGATTACCGTGTAGGGTTTGGATACGGCGTTTGGTATAAAGCATTCAAAATTAAACATTAATTTGTTTAGCGCCGGGGTGTTTGGTTGTTCTTCTGCCCGGCGTTTTTTTAAGGAGTAGTGATGAAAGTAGTTATGAGAGTGAAGCCTAACCTTGTTAACAAGATCCCAAGGCGGGTTATGCGTGTTGGAAAGCACATGGTTACAAGAGATAAGCAGGTTTTTGAAATAGACAAGGATGACATTGAGCATCTTGAGTCGGTAGGAACTCAGCATTGGGTTGAGGTCGAGAAATATAATTATAATAAACATAAAAAAGAAGTTGTTAACATTGAGATTAAGGATGAAAAATCTGAATGAGTTTATTGGGCGAGGTCAAAGCATGGAAGGTTTTAGCAGAGGCTGCTGACGGCACTGTACAACGTTTGCGTGTTCATGATTTCGCTACTCATGAAAAACTCGCTGGTATAGGTGGATTGCTACATGGGGTTTCTTACGATTCGGTTGCAATAACATACCCGACATCTACATCTGAGATATATTCATTTTTAACGGGTGGATTAAGTGGAAGCCAGGTTGCTGTAGTAACATTGATATATCAGAGTTCGAGTAAAACTAATCTAGTTAGCGCGGTGAAGACGTAATGGGATGGCGGTTTAATCCATTTACTAGTAATTTTGATTTCGTAGATACGTCGAGTACGTCTACTGTTGTAGATAGTGCAACTAAATTAAAGATAACAAGGATAGCTCAAGAGGCTATTGTTGCTAGTGAATTAGTAAGGGCTTTTAGTACAACTCACGTTGCTCTTGCAACAGGCGACAGTACAAAACAAAACGCCATGGTTTTAGGTATTGCTGACGCAGGAGCTGCAATAGGTGAAACTGTTGATGTTATATTGTTAGGCGTTGTGACAGACGCAATATTTAGCGTGTTTAATTTAAATGATCCATTATTTTTAGATGTAGATGGTGGTATTACCAATGTTAAGAGAACAGCGGGTTATCATGTCCCTGTTGGAAAATCATTAGGTGGCAATGATATATTATTCCAGTCTACTAACCCAACAGTAATTGCATAAAGGAATATATGGCAACAACAACAAGAGTTAAGAAGAAAAAGGTAGTTAAGAAAGTATCTAAGAAAGTAGTTAAAAAAATATCTAAGGTATTAGGTACTCTTGAAGCTGATGATTTAATAAAGCTAGAAACCTTTTCTAAAGATGTTTTAATCGCAAAAATGGGTATGAATTTAGAAGAGCAATCGTTAAGAAATATGATCTTAGAGAACGAATTGCTTAAGACTAAAATTATATCTCAAAGAGAACTGGTTAAAGGTAAAGCTGATCGGTTTGAAGTGTATAAGAATAAGTATGTTGAGTATAAAAAAAGCATTAATCCAAAATACGGTCTTTCGGAAAACGAGCCAATGGGGTACAATCCTGATACGGGCGAAATTATTAAAGACTAAATATCCATGGAGGGGTAGCAATGGCACAAGTAAAAGTATTATATATAAATGCGGATGGTTTGCCGCAAGAACACAGTGAGTCAGCTGATTCTTTTAAGGTATCAAGTCTTCTTACTGCAAATAATGAGCTAACGGATACGAGGTTAGGAAACTTAATCGGTGGTGGGGATGGCTCTGCTGAGCACACTCATGATTCTGTTTATTTTCAAGAGAGTGAGCATTTGAATAGTTCGGCAGGTGTGGGTTCCGCTGGTGCTCCTATAGTTTTAGATGCTGCTGGATTAATTAATAATAACATGATTAATGTCGGAGCAATTGACCATGGCAGTCTTTTAGGTCTCGGTGACGATGATCATACAATATATTCATTAGTAGATGGAACCAGAGCTTATACAGGCAAAGTGTCTTACAGTTCTCATCCAACGTTTTCAGCTGACACAGAGTTAGTTGATAAGAAATATGTTGATGACATTACGCTAACGAGCGAGTGGTATCCAAAATCAGCATTAGATTATGTTGTGGATAACACAGCTATTCCTGCAACTGAGGTTTTAGACGACGTTTACATACTATCTCACGATGGTGGAGCGCCTCATGTAAACTGGGATGGTGCAAGTGCTGGTGATATAGTTCAATTTAACGGAACATTATGGGTCGCTACTACGCCTACAGTTGGTACTAAGAATAGTGCTGATGATGAGCCTAATACTGCATATTATCTTTGGGGTGGAGCAAGTTGGAGTCAAAAATTACTCGAAGCAACTACTGCCTCTACTGGTTTAACTAAAGTTGGTACTGATGTTCAAATTGCAGATGCGGCTTTAGCTAATGGTATCTCAATAGCTTCAGGTGTTTTTAGTGTTGGTGTTGACGGGACATCTATTGAGATTAACGGTTCTAATCAGGTTGGTGTTTTAGCTGACGGTATTGACGATACTCATATAGACTGGGGTACAGGCGCAGGCCAAGTAAGTGCTGGGGATATGCCTATAGCAGATGCTGGTGGTTACTTTACCACTGACTTTGTTGAAGATGCTTTACAACAGCTTGGCGCAGCAATAGTTGATGTAGGACAGGATTATACTGTAGGAGCAGGTGGAGTTACTAAGGGCGATTTAGTTTACATATCAGCTGCGAATACAGTTCTGCCTTATGGGACCTTAACAGTTCACCATAGAGGTATTGGTATTGCTTTAACTACCGAAGCTGCTGCTGCAACCGTTAAGGTGTTAGCTAACGACACTAAGGTCACTGGTTTAACAGTTGGCGGAACTCCTGCTGTTGGCGATCCTATCTACTGGGATGGTTCTGGCTTAACAGCTACAATTCCTTCAGCAGCATCATCTCATGTTTGGCAAGCTGGTGTTTTATCAGCTACTGGCGAAATGCATGTTGAAGTAAGGCCTGTTAAGAAAAATGCCTAACTTTAAAGTTGCTTTATTAGAACAGGACGGTGTGGAGCTTCATATGCAAACGGAGCTCCAGCTAACTGCGTCTAATGTTTCAGCAGTTACTACAAACGGACTAACCTCCGATGAAACTCAGGGGCAGTTAGATGAACTAGCTGCCCGTGTATTTGGATTAGATTATGATGAGGCCGTGTCTTTAGGGGATGATTCAACAACTTCAAATGATTGGTCAGATAAAATAGATAATACATTTTCAGGTTTAACGGACGGGGGAAAATACATTGTAAAATGGTTTACTCTTTGTAAGTTCGAGAAAGCTGAAAGTGGGTTAAACATGAGAGTAAGACTTGACGGATCTACTGATGTAGAGGTTGACTTAAAGTATGGTGAAAAACAAGAGGATGAGGACTTTTCTTGGACTGGTTTTACTACTGTGACTTTGTCTGGGGCTACAACATTGCAGGTTGAGCTTCAATTTAATTCTCCAAATGATGAGGATGAGGTTGAGTTGTCGGAAACTAAAATTGAAATTTGGAGGGTTGCTTAATGATTCATATTTATTCTATAGCTAATGATACTTTAAATGGTGTTTGTAGTGGCCCAGCTTTGAGAGGTGAAATAAGAACATCTGCGATAACAAAAGCTCTTGATTATGTAAATAGAAGCGCTGATGTTTTAACTATTGGCTTTAAAGAGGCATTATCAGCTTCTGATATAGTGGCTTTAAATACCTTGATTGCGGCCCATACTGGAATTTATACAAAATCTGATATTAATAGATATCATATTTTAGATTCAAATGAAGAAGTTATAAATTTAAGTGCAGTACAAGGCCCTCAAGGGGATACTGGAGATACTGGTGCAGTAGGTCCAGCTGGACCAGCAGGAAGTGGCAATAATTTCGGTGCTAATTATCAATATGCAGAAAGCGAAAGTGAATCATCTACTACATCTGGAAGTTATCAAACTAAACTCACTTTAACTACACCGTCCTTAGCATCAGGAAATTATAGAATGCAATTTAGCTATGAAATGTACACATCAGATAGTGATGCTAATTATCAGTTGATTCAAAATGATGTTACCGTTTTACATCAAATAGAGCATACCTCTGTGGATGAATTTGAAAAGCATCATTGGATGAGTCAAAGTGGATTTAAACATTTCACATCTATCTCTGGAGTGAATACTTTTAAAATCCAATATAATGACGATGGTGGGGGCTCTGCTAAAATAAGAAGGGCGCGCATTGAATTATGGAGGGTTGATTTATGATATTTTCAATAGCTGCTGATACTTTAAATGCCGCAGTTGATACGCCTAAGCTAACTACTGAAATTACAGCAAGCGCGGTCGTACCAGCATTAGATGCTATAAACACTGATTCTGATGTTCTAGAAATATTATTTACTGGAGTCTTGTCGGCTCCTGAAGAAACAATATTGATAGCTTTGGTTGGCGCACATGACGGTATCCCAGTGCCAGTTATTAAGGCTCCCACAGATGTTAACATCATGGATAAAGATAGTGATACGGCTGGAATTAAAGTTACAACTAAGTATGCTCCTGATGGATTTTATCAAAGACTACATGAGATTGAGTTTACAACATCAATAATTAATGGTGCTATCCATGATAAGAATGCTGCAAATCTTGATACTGGTTTTTCTACGTGTGATTTTTATGAAGATGTAAATGGTGTCGAAACCTTAATGGTTAACCCTACACAACTTGACCTTGATACGAAATGTATAAGAACAGACTATAAATTTATGCCTAACGTTGATTTTATGATTATGAGTGGGGTTGTTACACACCAAGAAGTACCAACAACAGAAGTTTATATGTGGGGATTTATGTTAGACGTTGATCCTGCTTTGGGTGCTTATGGTTTAGCGCCAATTACAGTTTTAGATGGTGGCATGGCTATGAGTTTTGTTAGCCCGCGTGACCCTGTTGGCTTAAAAGGTGTTAATGGTACAATGTTGTATAATGCAGGTGTAATGCCGCCCAATGGTGTTTTTGTTAATCTACCACCTAACCTGGGTACAAATAGAATTAGATTTATGATGAGACATCAACCCGGATACCAGCATAGGTTTCAGGCAATCTTTGAGATATTTAAGGCGTAATTATGACATTTATATGGACTAGATCATTATTCTTGAAAAAAATAAGCACAGAAAACGACTTCATTGGTTACTTTTTAGAGGAGCCATGTGGTCATTTCGGCATACTTATAAATAATAGAATATTGCATTGGTCTTTTCGTGGTTTCATAGACGATAGTATTGAGGATTTTTTCAAAAAGCGTAAGCGTATTTTTTCAAAGTATTATGAATTAGAATCTGATGAAGATGAATCTAAGATATACGAGAATATGAAATATAAATATCGTGGATCAACTTACGATTTTATGTATTTATTTTGGTTAACATGGCGTGGGTTTTTACTTTTTTCATTTAATAGACCTATCCCCTACGGTGAGCCGTTCGGAGATACAACTAATAACATGCTTTGCCATGAAGCTTTAGAGGGTCTGCCAGATAGGATTAGGCCTGAATACGATAGGGATAAAGCAAACACTCCGTATAGATTATATATAGAGCTTACAAAGGGGGAGAAGTAGTGGCTTATACAACTTCAGCAAAAGTTAAGACGATGTTTAGAGATATTCGGATTGAGGCGGCAACGGGAGATCCTGAAACTGAAACTGCTGTAACAACTGAGACTGTAGATGAGTTAATTTTAGAGCATGATTCTTTTATAGATGCGAAGTTAAATGATTTTTATACCACTCCTATTACTGGAACGGCATCGCTTGTTATTGTTGGCCGTATTTCTAAACTACTTGTGGCTCATGATATTAAGATGATTTTAGAGTCTGTAAATCAAACCTCTGATAAAAAGCAAGATGTGCAAGGTAATCTTAGAGCTCAGGCTTTGAAAACTTTAAACAGCCTAATACCTACATGGGATTCTGAATGTTGTGAGTGGGTAGATCCTGATTTTACTTTAACCGATGCTTCTCCTAAAGAGCAGAGTCCTAAGTCTGCGGCTTTGTTTAAATCAAACTCCGGAACTGTAACTATTAAAAAAGGTGGAAACAACTGGTAATGGCTGAGCCTATAATATCTTTCATTCCACAAAACGATAAAGAGTTCTCAGATGCTCTACAGAAGTTGGGTGAGAATGTGGATGATTTTCGCGTTCCATTCCAGTTAATAGGCAACCATTGGTATAAGGGTAATAGGAAAATATTCGCTTTAAAATCAGCTGGTTTATATCCTGATTATGGTGGGATGAACCCTAATGATAAGGTTAGGTTAAAGGGTAGGCTTGTTACAAAGCGTGTCGCTGCGAAGTTTCAAAAACAGCGTGAGGTTGGGTTTATATATCCAATGTTAAAGCGTCACGGTGGTCTTGAGGCTTCATTGATATCAAAAAGCGGAGCAGGGTCTGTGTTCTTTGCTGGTCGTCAAACAATGATTATGGGAACTAATGTAGAGCATGCGAAGTACCATCAGTCAGATAGGCCTCGTAAGGTATTGCCACAGCGTAAGATGATATTCATCGATGGCGGACCTGCTGAGCTTGCGAAAGACGCTGTGGTTTCAGGAAGGCTTGAAGCCTGGACGAATATAGTTGTAGACTATGTAAACCAAGTAATAACAGGGAGCGCACGTGTCTAATCCGAAATATGATGTTGAAAGATTTTTATTAGATATAGAAACGGTATTCAAGGCCAACTTGAATACGAAGATAGCTGAGATTAATACAGAGAAGAGTACGTTAACGCCTGAGACTCGTGATGACTTTACATTACAAACCATGGGCGATGACTTCTGGTATTTGCAGCACCTGCCTCAGGTGTGGAGTTCTAAGCAGTTTATGGTGTTTGGCATAAACGCTATAGACTTAAAGGATCAGCAAGAGGATAACGCCATACAGGTCATGAAGGTTTTCATAGAGGCAGTTATCCCTGACACTGGCGATAGTAAATATAAATCAAATGTTTTTAAATCATTAAGATACACCCGCGCACTTCAAGAGGTTGCCATGGAGAACTACGATTCGATTCGCAGTTTTGGTAAGCTCAAAATAGACGTCTTAGTTCCTACGACGGTAGCCATAGGTAACAAGACGTTGCAATCATCTGGTATTGAAATAACCGCTTCTATTACAGCCAGATAAAGGAGTACAGAAATGTTCAACGACGAGAAGAAGGTGAGTAAGAAGCCTGACGGTTCGATCATACCTAAGCGTGATTTTCATATTTTCTGTAATGAAGATGATATCAAGCTTGTTAAAGGTGAGAGAATAACTGTTCCGGTTAAGTATTTACCTAATCTTAAAACAGAAAAAGTAATCTAGGGAGGGCCTAATGGCTTTATCAACTAACAGGATTGTATATGGTATTCATTCAATGGCACCATATAGAAGATCCGATAATTTACCTTACGGTATCTTAAAAGTAATCGGTGGTGGTACGCTGAGTTTGTCTGCTGAATTTGAAGACCTTTTTGGTGGTTCTAATAAATTCGCTTGGGCATCTGAAGCTAAAACTATCGCAAGTGAGTTTACATCAACAGTAAAAAGTTATCCTGACTTTTTGTTTGAGCTATACATGGGAGCAAGCGTAACCGCTACAGCTGCCAGTGCTACTGGTTCAATCATTGAGGCTTTCGCTAACTCCAATGGGGTATCTGTATTAGATGCTACAACTGGTGTTGCTTCGGCTTTAGTTAAGGCTGGCTCTGAAGCTGAATTAAAAGACGGTTTATACGTTGTTAAAGCTGTAAGTGCTACAACAGTAGACGTTTATGCTTTATCTGACGTTGCGTTTGATAAAGGTACAGCGATCAGCTTTGAGGACGATGCTCTAAAAATCACAGCGTCTGCTTTAACTATCACAGCGTCTACTGCTGTTGATGTTCCAAACACAGGTATTGAGTTAACTGGTGGTTCTGGAGCTATCGCTTTAGTGACTGGAGACACAGCTTTCTATCGTGTATCTGCGGCTCATGGTGGTGTAAGTGAAATCGTTATCGGTGGTAATGCTACTCAGTTCGCTGAGCATGGTATTATTGCACTTGGTGCAAAGCGTGCTGATTCATCTTTGTTTGAAATCGAGATGTATAAAGCCGTTGGAGCTGGGTTTCCGATAGCTCTTGAGGAAACTGTTTTCAGTATTCCTGAGCTAACTATTAAGCTTCTATATGATGAGGTTCAAGACAGAGTTGCTAAGATCACAGCAACTGCTGGCGCATAGTATTCATAATCAAAAAAAAGGGTCCCAAGGACGGGGCCCTTTTACTTATTCGTCTTATGATTCATTGCAGTATATATAATCCACTTACTTAAATTCCCATTGGCATATAGTCCAGCTTTCAATTTCATTTTATTATAATCTGTTTGGTTAACTCTGAAGCTAACCATTTTAGTTTTGTTGTCTTTGACCTTCATCTCAATGCCCTCATTTGTATATACAACTGAGATTAATTTGTAATATAAAATAGATCAACTATAATTATTGACATAGGAGAAAGCATGTCTATTGACTACAAAGATTTGAATCCAGTTGAGGCTACGGCGGTAATAAATAATCAATCGCTTGAGTTTAATAAGTTTAGTTTAATGGCTCAATGTTGGGCTGATAAGGAATTTGCAACTGCTGATGAGCCTAGTGGTGTTATTGTTTTATCTGGCCTTATTCAGGACTGGACGCAACCTGAGCCCATGTTGAAACTCTCTTATTATTTATTAAAAGATAAAAGTTTATTTAAGAGCTTCCAAGAGTATCTAGAATTTGTAGATAGTCATAAATCTAAGTGGACTAATGTAAAGGCTATATATGAGGCTGTTGTTTATACGCTTGGTGTGAGTCAGCCACAGATAGATGAAATGGAGGAGGAGCTAGAGTTAAAAAAATCCTTAGCGGTGGGAAGTTAAAAAAGAAATCTTGCTATGGTGAGATTTTCGATCTTTTTGCCGCACGGTACAGTTGGACTCTAGATTATTTTTACAGTTTAACTCTAAGACAGATTTTTCAGTTACACGGGTCTTTAGAGAATGGAAAGATTAGGGACTTTGAAGCGCAGGCTAGTTTACATGACAAGAAATTGTCAGACACAGTGAAGCCGGTGAAGATAGATAAAAAAGATAAGGATCTTTATAAGAAAAAAGAAGATGAGCTTATGGATAAACTCAGAAGAAGACACAAGGAAGCGGTAAAAAATGGCTAAGGATCAAGAATTATTAATTAAGATTAACGGCTCTGCTAAACAGTTCAATGATGAGATTGATCGTGTAAATAAAAAGACCAAGGACTTACAGAAAAATTTAACTAACGTGGCTAAGGTGTCGGCAACGGCTTTCGTTGGTCTTGCCGCTGCTGTTGGTAGTACTGTTGCTAGATTCTCTTCCTTTGAGAAGGGCTTTACTAACGTACAGACTCTGCTTGATAAATCAAGTTTCTCTGCCAAGACATTAACCGAAGGTGTCGCGGATCTTAAAGAAGGTGTGTTAGATGTTGGATCAAAGTCCGGCGAGAGTCTTGATGTATTAAATAAAGGGTTGTTTGATTTAGTCTCGGCTGGTGTTGAGGCTGAGGAGTCCATAGATACGTTACGAATAGCGACGAATCTAGCTGCAGCTGGTGCAACGGATACGGCTACGGCTGTAAAAGCGCTAACATCTGTAATGACATCATTCGGCAAAGAGGCTGGGACGGCTCAGGAGATTTCTGAGAAGTTTTTTACAGCACAGAAGTTCGGTGTAACAACGGTTGGGGAGCTTGCAACTAATTTCAACAAGGTTGCAGGGATCTCGAAAAGCTTAGGGTTATCATTCGATGAAACCCTAGCTTCGCTTTCGGCTCTTACAGCAGATGGTGCAAAGCCCACGGCAGAGGCTGCAACACAACTTAAGTCTGCATTAAACTCAGTTATATTAGTACAGAATAAATTAAAGGGTGAATCCTTAGCGGTTCAAGATGCTCTTTCTCTACAGAACGTAAAGCAACGTGGTCTTGTAGAGTCTATGAATCTATTGAAGAAGGCCACAGGCGGCAGTATCCCTGAGATGCAACGCTTGCTTGGCTCATCTGAGTCTCTGGCTACTATATTATCACTCACTGGTGCGCAATCATCGCTTGTAGCCAAGCAGATGGATGCTATGGCCGATGCTCAGGCAAGGGCTGCAACGTTCGCAGATGCTTTGAAGGTAAAGCAGGAGACCACTGAGTTTGCATTGAAGAGATTAAAAACCAGTGTTGATGCCGTAGCGGTTACGTTCGGTGAGGTGTTTGCGCCAACCATTAATGCCGCTGCTAACGCCTTGAGTGCTATTGCTCAGAGAATGTCCAAGTTAAGTAAGGGGCAGATTGAGTTTATTGCAGGTGTTGCGAAGGTAGCTCTAGTTATTACAGGTCTCACGGCAGCATTGGCCATTCTAGCTCTTGGTTATTTGAAAGTAAAAGCCATATTGATTGCTACGAACAATGTTTTTAAAATATCAGCCATTGGAATAAAGATTTACAATGGGGCTTTAATATTAGGTCAGCGTGCTGCGAAGATTTTCGCTACAGGAATGAAGCTTGCTACGGGATCTGTTAGAGGTTTAGCAGCGGCTACAGGAATAGGTCTTGTGGTTGTTGCTCTTGGATTATTGATTACGAATTTTAAAGAGGCTAAGGCCGTTGCAGCTGGGACGTTTAAATCCGTTGGTACTGTGATAGATGCTTTTGTAAAGCAGGCTTCAAACTTACTTGGTAGCCTAGCAGATATCCTTGTGGGTGCGCTGACATTGGATTTCGGTAAAGTTAAGTCTGGTCTTGCAGGTATTGGCGATGGTCTAGGTACGGCTTTTAATGAGATAGGTAAAAAATCCGGGGATGCTTTTAACGAAGGCTATGCTCAGTCTATAGCTGAGAGTGATGCTGCTGAGGCCTTAGAAGCTGAGGGTGGTGCTGATGATGGTACTGCGGCCTTAAAATCACAGCTTGAAAAAGAACAGGCTGTTAGGGATGAAGCTGCTGAGATAAAAAAGCAAAAAGAGGCTGAGCTTAATGCCGAGAAGGTTGAGGTAGATGCTGAGAATAATCAGATTAAGACCGAGAATGATGACCTTATAAACCAGCAAGAGTTAGAAAAACTAGACGCGAAACTTCTTACAGCGGCTCAGATTAAAGAGAAGATGGCTATTGCTGAGCGCAAAAAAGAGATTAACCGTAGAAATAAATTTAAAGAAGATGAGATCAAGCACGGTACTGAGGTTGCGGAGTTCAAACAGTTCTTAGCATCGGATGAGGTGAAACTTGCCGGTGATACTGCCAACAGCTTGGTTAAATTAACCAACTCTAAGAACTCAACTCTCAAGGGCATAGGTAAGGCCGCAGCGTTGGTTAACATAGGTATAAGAACAGCAGAGGGTGCGCTTAGCGCGTATGCATCGCTTGCACCTATACCATTCGTAGGGCCAGCGCTTGGAGCCACAGCAGCGGGTGCTCTGATCGCATTCGGGGCTGAGCAGGCATCCAACGTATTATCAGCACAACGTGGCGGGGTAGTTCCAGGAGGTCAGGGTGGTGCTAGAGATAGAATCCCTGCACTGCTTGAGCCTGGTGAGGTTGTAATCCCGAAGGCAGTGGCGCCTGATTTTCAACAGGCTTTCGGTAGACCTGAAGGTGGAGTTGAGGAGAGTGGTGGAAGCTCCACAGAGGTTACTATTCAGTTTAAAGACGAGGCTTTCGAGATTATAGAACAGAAATTATCAGAGCGCAGAGCTATAGGCGTAGGGAGTTTTTAATGGCTGCACAGATTAAGTTTTTTAATAAAAATAAATTAGATATTGACAACGTAGACGTGAACATAACCGTAACTGATGCTGTTGCTACAGACGATGGCGAGGCTCTATTAGATCTTATGCGAAATAGAAACAACGCCTCCGCATGGATAACAACCGGCTCTACTGATGCTGCAAACACAACTTTGGTTTTTGACATGGTAGACGAACGTCCTGTAAGCGATATAATCATCGTGAAACATAACTTGAAAGCATTCACGGTGAAGTACTGGGACGGGGCAGTTTATCAAGATTTCTCAACAGCCATAAGTGAGACGGTCAATACTGAGGAAACAAGTTACTATTCTTTCACAGAGGTTCAAACCTCTAAACTCCAGTTAATTATCACTGGAACTCAAACGGTTGATGATGATAAAACCATTCGTCAATTTATAGCTACCGATAAACTATTAACGGGTCAGCTAGTGGGTTGGCCTATAATTAAATCACCTCGTCATAACTCCTCTAAGCAGATTAACAAGATGTTGTCGGGGAAGGTTAACGTTGTTGAATCGGTTGGTGCTTTTTCCTTCAGCTTAACAGTGAGTAACTGGACCAAGGATGCTGATCTAAATATTGTTGAAGAGATTTATTTTGGTCGCAAGGGCGTGCTGGTTTCATTATCAGGTGGTGACGATGCTCAGTTCACGAACCGGAGAATCGGTTATAGGAAAGAGGATATATACTTGATGCGAACTGTTAATGACTACTCGCCAGAATGGAGCAAGGGTATATACACGAACGGTTTAAAGATTAACATGAAACTAGCGGAGTCTATAGACTAATGGCTGTAAGATCTAGAATTAGAGTTTATTTCAAGCCAAGGGATGTTAACGGCGTTTTAACCGACTGGGTTGAGGTGTCTGAAGACATTGATTTTAATTCCCTTGGCAAGGTGTCTTTGCTTATTGATAACGATGAATATAACGTTGGCCTTTTCAATTATAATGATCTGTCATTAAATTTAAGAAACGATCATGGGAAGTACTCTGATATCACTGAGCTATCAAGTATATTTAGATACAAGCGCGGTGGAAGTCCTGTGAAGATTACCTGGCAAGTTCAAGAGGATTTACCCGTCTGTGGGATAGCCATATGCGGAGAAGCGATCTTAGGGGCTGAGGAGAATATACTTACTGGTGTTTTGAACGATGAGGCTACGAACTTAAACGCTGGGAACCAGCAAGTTAATTTTAAGATTCTTACAAAGGAGTCTATATTTAGTTCTCTTGAAACTCCTCACGCATCTATTTCAGCCTTGGATACGTATTCTGACACGATATTTCTAGTATTAAACCAGGCCGGAGTCACTGAAACCTTAACGGTTGATGCCGGTAATATAACAGTAGGTCTTGATCTAGCTATGGATGTGGTGACAGAGTTTGAAAACACTACGGTGAAAGAGGCGCTAGATGTTTTATTATTTCAATCAAACTCGGTTTTATTTATCGAAAACGATATAGTTTATGTTGAGTCAAGAGATGGCGGAACGGTTTCGGAGAAAACTTTCTACGGCCAAGGATCAAACAATGGTCTCGAGGATATTCTAGATTTATCTGGTATCACCACAGGGCTTAAGAATGTATTTAATTTTTGGACATGGGCTGACACGGCTCTAGTTAGTACTGATGTTTCAAGCATTACAGCCAACGGTATCCGTAAAAAAGAAATCGAGTTCAAGGAGATCACAGACACGGGTAAAAGAAACTCCGTTCTAGATGCTCAGAAGACAGAATTTTCATCAAAAAAACAGGAGCTAAATTTAACAACGCCTATGACTTACGAGAACCTAGGCGTTGGGTTATTAGATCGCGTTAACGTTGATTATCCTCCGGTTTATTATTTAACGGATCCTGACGGTGAGTTTCCTTTATACGGATCTGCTATTTACGGAACGGCTGTATATCCACTTACTGATGTTTCAATAAACATACTTCCAACAACGAACTATAAAGTCATGGGCAAGACCGTGCAATTCAAGAAGCAAACTATAACTTTTAAACTGAAGGAGCAATAGAATGGGGACTAATTCCATACCATCGGCAACCACAGGGAACGTAATCCCAGCGTCCGATCATAATTCAATTCAAGAGGCAATGGCAGGAGACTTAGTTCCAAGAAACGTTAGTGGTGTTGCCACTGCTGATGGCGGAGATGTTGGAACGACGGCGTTACCATTTAAGAGGGCTGCTATTACTGCAGGTTATTTCTTCGCAGGTCAGATTATTTCAATGCATACCTATAACGGCTTATTAAGTCCTGGTCATGGTTGGATGAAAATGGACGGTCGTATAATAAATGAAGCTAACTACAACACCGAGCATGGGGCTGGCTCTTGGGCCACATATGTTATTTCAAGTGCTCTTAATGGGAAGTATTTGCCTGACACTACTAGTAGATTATTCTTGTCTGGTAGGTCCACAACAACGGAGGACGGCTCTGTAGCTATAGCCACTGAAGGTAACTCGTTTAATCAGATAGACCTTCAGCATAGTCATACGATTTCAAATCATACGCACACAATCCCTGATCATAATCACCAATGGTATGATAATACTGGTACTGGAGCAACTCCAGATAATACTTACAACTCCGGTGGAGGCTCTACAAACATAACCTTGAACTCTAAAACTGGCGGGAACCATGTTGTTATGAGTAATTCTGCGGGGAATGCACCAGCTGATTCTTATACCGACACACATGTGTTCGGAACAACTGGAGCAGGTGGAACTTCTCCAACAGCGAATGCTTTGACAACTAACCAAGACATTCAGCCTTATTCTATCGCAGTAATTTACTACATGAGGATTATATAAAATGGCATCAATATCTAGTTTAATACCAACGAGGGTAAACGGTCAGACCATTTTCGCGGCCTGGTTTAACACAATAAGGTCAGTTTTAGAAACACTAAACGGTGCTGAAGCTACAACACTAACGGCTTTCTCAGGCATAGCTTCACAGACTGGTGCTAACGTAACCGATCTTGTTTTCAGCAGTGCATCAACGAGAAGGGCGGATGTGGAATACGTTATCGTGACGGCAACGAAGGTCGAGTCTGGAAGTTTCGTCTTATTATATGACGGCACGAACTGGACTTTTTACGGTGGTTCTGTTCAAGGGGTTGATTCTCTAATCTCATTAGATGTTAATTCTGGCACGGGTCAGGTTGAGTATGATAGCGATGCTGAGACCTTTACATTAAATTATAAAACGACTACTTTTAACATATAGGATTTGAAATGAAAAAAAGATATTTATTACTTATACCATTCTTGTTTTTACTGACGGCGGCCTCCCCACAAATATACAGGTCTCTTCAGATCGGTTTCGGTGTGCAACCTTCAAGCTCGTTGTTTGATGTTTATTCAACCACTCAAGGATCTAGACCATATCCAACTATGACGAGTGCTGAGCGGGACGCGGTAGCAACTCCCGCTACTGGTTTAGGTGTTTATAACTCCACCGACGATAAGATTAATTTCTATAACGGCACGGCATGGTTTGAGCCTGGTTCTGTTCTTGATTATCAGACTTTCGTAGAGCTTGCGGCCACGCCTACCACGCCATCGGCTGGTGAGAAGTTATTATATTCTAAGACCGACGGCAAGGTATATACTCTAAACTCAGCAGGTAGTGAAGTTGAGATAGGTGCCGGTGCCGGTGGAGGCGGCGAGGGTGGAGTTAATTATGTGATTAACTCTGATGCTGAAACCAACATTGATGATGTGACAGTAACTGCGAATATAACCAAGGCCGCAGAGACTACGGCTCCTTTGTTTGATACTCAGTCTTTTAAATTAACAACTGCTACGATTGCAACCACGGCTGATTATTTCGAATTTGACATGAACAATGTGGATCTTGTTTATGTGGAGGGAAGCAGGGAATTACTCGTTGGATTCTGGTATAAAACAGATGCCAACTACACATCAGATGATTACCAGATTGTTTTAAGAAACGTAGATACGCCTGGCGATATTATAATTACAAATGAAAACAGCGGTAAGCTTCAAGCCTCCACTACGTCGAAGTATTTTTTAGGCAAGGCTCAGGTCGCTGATCCTGATAATACTTATTCATTAAGAGGCAAGGTGTTGGTCGCGCCAACCGTTGCGTCATTAATCACAATGGACAAGGTTACGGTCGGTCCAGAGGAGTTCGCTCCCGGTGCTATAATTACCGAGTGGGAAGCTTATACGCCAACTACTCAAGGTTTCGGTACAGTTTCTAGTGTAGATTGTTGGTGGAGGCGAGTTGGTAGTAATTACGAACTGTCTATAGACTTTAACACAGGGACTAATACAGCA